TCCTGTGTCTCTAGTTCAGTGAGTACACATACTAGAGTTTCCTTAAGGAGTGCCCTTTTACTGGCAGAGTGTTTAGAAGAGTTAACTAAACTTGTTAACTTAGACCTGACTGAACTCAGTGTACCTAATGGATCTCTTGGTAAGTCTGATACTTGCATGTTACTTCCTATATCTGCCCATCACGGATAGCATGTTATTGCCTCCTGTAGCAGCTTGTTGATTGAATTGATTACGACCTGTACCTAATGGATCAGCCATCATCTTATTATACCTATCTACTTGTACTTTAGTAATAGCAGCCTTTTCACTAATAGACATTAAGTCCATTAGTACCTTAGCACCACCAGCTAATGCATCAAGTCTATCGTCGTGTATCAAAGCGTCACGGTCTCTAGTTATCTTCTGCAACTGGAAGAACATCTGGTATACTGCACGTTTCTCAGTAGGGTACTTCTTAGAGAGTTTTATATCTAACTCAGGTAGGTTATCATTAAAGATAATCCTGTGCTTCGCCATAAGAGGCTCTAGAGTGTCGCATATACGTAGTTCTTTCTGACCCACTACATGGTCATCCTCTATAGATACATTAGCGTCAGTCTGCTTCCACATCGCTGCTAAGGCACCTGAACCATAGTTCTTCTCTACATAAGCCTGTTTAACTCCCCACTTATTATATACTGCACTTAACTCAGAGAACACCGACTCATCGTAGCCACCCGGTAAGGCACCTATATCCATTACGAATATATAACCGTTGCAGTAATAAAGTACACAGTACGCTGTTTCATCTAGAGTACCATTACTCACACCCTGTCCACCACCAGCAGGATCGACATACATGATCTTGTGAGTGTATTTAAATAATTCATCAGATGCAAGTGCAGCTCTAAAGAAGTCTTCATTGACTGGACTCTGTGGCATTCTCCCTGCATTGTTCTCAGGTATAGGTTGCCATATCAGTTTACCCGGTGCATGTTCTTGATCCAATGGAAAGAGCATACAGTTCTTTATCTTAAGTGGGAACCTTAGCTTATCGCTTAACTCTGTACATAGCATATGCTGTAGTTGAAAGTAAGCTGACCCTTGGTCTATCTCTTTAGATACAAGTGCTTCCTCACCTAGTAACTCAGGATCAGTAGGCTTACCTCTGTCATGAGCAGGGCCACCTCCTGTTTGTAGAGTAGGGTCAGTAGTTAACGTGTCCAATATAAACGGAGCAAGCATACCACCGTAACCCGGTAACTCTTCAGGTGTAGGGTAACGACCCGGCCAGATACGTACCGTATAGGAACGTCCCGGTAATGTATTATATATACTGTCACCAGACTGAGGTGTACCTAAGTACAGGATCTCACCCTGTTGACAGATAGAACTAAAATCTCGTGTGAAGCCTAGTAGCTTATCACGTTGTATTTGTGTCCTTGAATTCTTAGCAGACTCAACGTCATCTGCAATAACCAAGTCAGCACGTCTACCCTGCATACTAGATTCAACACCTAAGCATGCAACTGAGGGCGACTTCTCTGGCCCTTTAAGAGAATGATGTATATCAAAGTTCTCTGTACTGGCTCTGTCACCAGCCTGTCTATCAGGACGCATACACTCAAGTATGTCCCATCCCATTATAATTTGTACGATCCAACCACTTATCTCACTTGACATACCTGAGGCAGCAGAGAATATAAGTACCCTGAATGAGGGATCATGGATCATTCGCCATACAGCAAAGAATGCCGCAATGGTTGTTTTAGCTTGACTACGTTGTGCCTGTACTTGTTTATAAGGATTAGGATGATGCTGCATGAAATCAGCTATATCCAATTGTAAGGCTGTACAGTTGAATCCCATTAACTCAACTATACCATCGTAAAGAAAGTCACTGAACTCTACATAATGCTCCTGTAGTGCCTCTAACTCTGTCCATCGTTTTAGTGCTAACTCAGCACTCTCTTTACCTGCCATAATACTATCCTGTTATTGATGTAACTGCTTTTAATTTAGCTTTACCATGCTTTCGTTTATTAGCTAATCTATCCTTAAGCTCAGACATACCTGCATCTTCTTCTGCAATACAAGTTACTCCGTTCTGCTTAATGAAGTTATTCATAGCGGTTAACTCAGCAGGTGAGATGCCTATTGCTAGTTCATCTGCATTATCTGCTAATTCAGTCTCTAAACGTTTATTATAATATTGTGTAAGCCTTCCATGCATTACACCTATGTCAGTCTCTGAACCTCTACTCATGTGGAAGATCCTCCAATTTAGCGTCTATATGATAGACAAGTCTACTGATATCTTTAACGTCTTTATTCATCTCACGTTGTATTTCTAACATACTAGTAGTTTCTGTCTGTAGCACAGCCACGTCTCTAGAGTTACTGACCGTCATACCCCCTGCTGCGATAGTAAGGGATATTGCCACAGGTACAGCTATATCCTGTAGTGAGTTAATCATGTTGCTTCTCTACCTCCCGGTTTGTTCTTTTCTACTTTCATATTAACCCCTGATCTTTACACGAATAAATGCGGAAGCACCCAGCCTGTTTTCTATATACAAGTTGTTTCCAGCCGCTGAGACGTTAAGCTTAGCATCAGTGCCATCAGTGCCAGTCAACGCACCTGTCGTCACATTAACGGCTGACCCAGCGTAGATGCTCACTAAGGCTGCGTCATTGTGAACCATGGCACCAGCGTTACCATTGGCGCTAGTACTTATCTCTACAAAGTAGTAGGAGACTGGGGGAGAGAACACATATGCGGTGTCGTCTGCTATCTCTATAACTTGATCATCCTCAAATGTCAGGTAGTCTACGGAGGAGAAGTTAGAGTTGTAATCCACATTTCCTGCCAACAGAGGGAACTGGTTATTTTTTAGTATTAAGTTGTCACAGGCTGTTGCTAAGCCAAAAATGTTTCTGGTGGGGGAGGTGTTAGCATATTTAAATATATTGCCTTCCACTGTTACCCTTGTGTTGTCCCTGTTGAGGTAAAGAAGGTATGTAACGGCCTCATCAAGGATGTTGTCTTTAATCAAGACATCAGTACTACCTTCCGTGTAAATGCAGCAGACCCCTCCTCCGAACTCTGTAGTGGTGTCACTATTTACATAATTACCCAATATCTTAACATTGAGGGAATCCGTCGAGGCGATGCCAAGCCCTTGACCTCCCGATGTGCCATTAGAGTTAATGACTCGGTTGCCTTCCGCTGTTACATCGTCACACCTGTCAAAGAGCATAGATGTAATAGCACTGGTGATTGTATTATCCCTCGCTACTACATTCTTAACATTGTATGAGACAGCCCCTGCTACAAAGACCCCGTACCCTACCGAGCTTGAAACATACCCACTGGTGCCAGTGAAATCAATAGTGTTCCCTATGATATTTATATCACGTGGACTCTCAGTAACGGTGTATCCACCCTCATTGGAGAAGTCTATTCCTCTACCAACTATTGTGTTTCCTGTCACCTTGAAGTCACTCTTACCCCAGAGGTTTAGCCCACTGCCACCATGTCCTATCAGTATATTATCTGTAACTTTTACGTGTTCTGTATCAGCACCTGTAATAAATACCGGACTAGAGATTCTCCTACTCGCCCTTGTCTGTTTGCAGTAGTTACGGTCAACAGTTACCTCTGAGCTGTCAAGTATACCAATGCCCTCCACCGAGCAGTTATCACCTATCACACACTTCTCTACCAGAACCTGAGTACATCCCAGAATATAGGCTATACACTTCTTGGCTTTCTCGTTTCTTGGAGCACCTGATTCACTTGTAGCTAATGTCGCTATGTTGTTGAACGTGACTCCTGTGAGGGTAAGATTGGTACAGTTTTGTATGTCGAGCATACTAACTAGATCGGTGGCATCTGAAACTATGTCTATATAAGTTATGTCCCCAACTATCCCACCGTCGAGATGGAGGCCATCAAGAATGATGTTAGAAGCTGCAGAGACTAGGATGGCATTCTTAGTGTAGGGATTGCTGCCTTCTGGG